AATAATCTCAATGTTGCCTGTAGCTTTCTTGAGTAAATCTAAAATTGTTTGTTTGAGGTACTTTTCGTTTCTTGAGGGAATAATAATAGACAGTAGTGGCTTCATACATATAAGTAAACCACTACTGCCTTGTTAAGTCAATCTAATCTAGTTATTAGGGAATGAAGGACTGGCACTTGCACTAGGACTTGTTGAAGCACTTGGGCTAGAACTTGCACTAGGACTTAGACTTGCACTAGCACTTGGGCTAAGTGAAGGTGATAAGCTTGCAGATGCACTTGGACTTCTACTCTCTGAAGAACTTGTTGAGCTTGTTGCACTAGGTGATAGAGACACTGAGGCACTCGCTGAGCTTGATGGGCTGAGTGATGCTGAAGGTGAACTCGATGCACTTGGTGAAGAACTCGGTGACAATGAAGGACTTGCAGTTGCCGATGGACTTGCAGATACACTCACACTTGGTGAGGCACTTACACTTGAGCTTGGACTTGCCGAAGCTGAAGGACTTGCTGACACTGACACACTTGGTGACGATGATACAGAAGCACTTGCAGAACTTGAAGGCGAGGCTGAAGCTGAAGGGCTTTGAGAAGCACTAGCTGAAGAACTTGGACTAACTGAAGCACTTGGCGAAGGTGAAATTGATGCTGAGACACTCACTGAAGGTGAAGCTGAACCATCTTGACCTAACTTTGTCCAGACTGCTACTAGAGCAGTTCCAGTCATTGTATAGGTAATTATTCCATCGTCATTAATTTTGTAAAATGTTGCTCCTGGTTTAAAACCAGATAAGCCACTTGGCAGGGTATTGCCCTCTGCCTCTAGAATATTTTCTGACCTATCTCTAGGTGATTGAGGAGTAGTTACAACTTCTGTGTCGTACCTTAGGACTCTATTTGTTCTATAAGGAGCTAAAGCGGTTAAAAAACCAGCTTCGGCAGTTGTTCTACTTGTTGATGTTATATCCTCAATACGATCAATCTCGTTTTGTGTAGATTTTGGTAAATCCTCTTTTAAAACAAATGTTGCCATATTTCTTTCTTTAACCCCCCTCCATCAAAGACGAAGGGGGGGATATATTTTATACTAAGCTGTAAAGACCCAATATCCTTCACAGGCAAAATGTCTGCGAGAATCTGCAACCTTAGCACCGTACACAAAGAGATCTTTGTATGCTGAACCGAAGTTACCAATTAAGTCTTCTTCCATCGTAGCATCTAATAGCTTTTCGGCGAAAGTCATCCAGTTAGAGTGTCCTGCGAGGACTCTATAACCATCAGTGTTATCACCAGTAAGTCTGTTAGATCTGAATACTTTGAAACCTTGTAGCATAGTTATGAAACCTTTTTTAACAAGATCTTCATAAACTGCTGGAACGTGTAAAGCGACTCCAGATGCTTGAACTAAGATTCTCTCAAATTCAGGTGGAACAATTAACCATCTGTCAGAATCAGGAACAGAGTTGTATCCATAGGATTCAGCTTTGTCGAGCTTTTCTTTCAGTAAAGCAACCTTGTCTAGCAAGTTTGCAGTAGTGATAGTTAATTTATCAGAAGCCTCAATGGTGTATGTAGAACCACCTGAAATTGCACCGCCAGTATAAGCACTGTCAGTGTCATCGAGGTCATCTTCAATAGTAATAGTAGTTCCATTTGTATAGGTTTTAATTCTATACCAGACTGAATGACCTTCGGCTTTAAAACCTCTGCCAACCATGTCTGAAGTGAAAGTTGTACCATTACCAGTAACTACACCTGTGGTGACTGCAACTGTACAATCTCCTGTGGTGTAATCAGTACCGACTCTGTTTCCAGCACCTACATCTGCATAAAGACCTAGAACATATTCATCCATGTTCTTATTTCTTTGGTCAGCTTTTTGCTGAACTACAGTTGCGTGAGGATTCTTAATATAGGATTTCCATCTGTCCAGAGTTTTCTCTTTCCAGTAGAAAGATTTATATTGATCTATAGTGAGAGTTGCATTGTTCTCATATAGTGAATCAACAGATAAATCTGCTCCAGTATAAGTCTTTTCAGAGATACGAGCAAAGTTCAAGATATTCATCGTTGAACCTATATCGTTAATCTCACCTTGATAATCTCTATTTACAATAACATCCGTTAGGGATTTATCGTAAACCTCTTTTAAAAGCCTTTGTGAGAAGCCTTCAGCGAGCGTGGTTGAATATGCACTTGCCATATTTCCTTTCCTAATAATTTATACTGACTTTTGCCAGTCCTTAATTAAAGGGTTAGGAAGTCGCTGTACTAATAGGCTAGATTAGAAATATACTTTATGTCAAGTCAAAGTTATATGGACTCGATCTTGTCTGCTTTAAGCATTTCTTTCCATTTACTATAATCAGTTTCTCTTAATGCTCTACCTTGTTCGGACGTTAGCTTGCCTGATTTTGGTTTAATCTTTTGAGAAGTTGATTTAGATAGTAATGAAGAACCCTTCTTTTTCTTTGGTTTGGCTTGATCGGCCTTATAAAGATATGAAGCAATTAAATCTTCAAAGTCTAATCCTCTACGACTTGGCTTACTAGCAAAAGACTTAAAGTCATCCTGCTTTCCTTCTAGGGCTGGGTTTTTAACCAGGTTTGTTGGATCATCCAAAAATGTATCAATTTTACTTTTCCATGCTTCTTCTCTTTTCGAGTCTTTTACGACTTCATCAATAGCATTAAATCTACGAGTATTGACTAAAGATTCTCTGCCCATCTTCTTTTCGAAGTCAGACATGATATCCCAATCAGAATATTCCTTTTTTAATTCTTCATCAGTTGGAGGAAGAACTTGATTAGCCTGATCCATCGCATCATTTAGCTTCTTGTTTTTATGAAATAGAACTTGAGCTTCTCTAGTAGATTGAATGAACTTCTCTTTATAATCTTCTTCGTCTTGAACTTCTTCGTCACCAGTTTCATCGCTTTTTTCATCACTCTTTTCGACACTATCCTTTTCTTCTGGTTCATCATGAGTTTCCTCAACTTCCTCTACCTCTTTAACTACTTCAGCAACATCTTCAACTTCTTTTTCTTCAGTTGCTTCAAGTTCCTCAAGAGCCTCAAGAGATTTAGCTTCTAATTCTTCACTTGTTGGCTTGACGTGATTGTCTGCCATATTGTTCCTTTCCAGTCACCATTTAGGTGGTTAGGATAATTATTATTTCTTATTACTTACGATTCCAGCAATTGCTCTATCAAGAGCCTTTTGTGCTTTCTCTGGTGATTCCAAGAAAGCCTCTAATAAGATGTAGTTTCTCAAACGTGCTTTTAAATACATATCTTCTTTTTTACCTAACTTTGATGTAGATAGTTCCAAAGAGACTGAGTGTTTCATACTAGCGATATACTCTTTGATCTTAATTGAGTTCATTTGTGCTGTTTCAACTGCACCTACCCAAGAATGTAAAGTCTCTTGTTCATCTATAGTTAATTGGTCGTATTTAACTCCAACCTTATTTAAAATTTCATCTATTATCATAAATTCCCTTTATCCAATTTCGCTTAATAGTTGTTTTTTCATTGTGCTGTTTGATTAATATTTTTCCTGATAGCTTCTAGTTTGTTTACAGTATCATCTTGAACTGGTTGTCCTTGTTGTTGTTGAGGTTGAGCTTGCTGTTGTAGCATCCTCTTTTCTTCCTCCATAACTGCATTAATCTCGTCAGGACTTAAACCATCAAACTCTAAAAGTTTACGTTGGTAAATCTCTTTAAGTTTTCCGTTCAATGGCATCAGTGTAGCTGTAGCGTTTAGCTTTTGCAACATATCAGAGTCCTGAGTTTGCTTTTCTTCTAAGCTCCATACTGTAACTGAATAGCCACTCTTGGTCATCCAATCAGAAGGTTCAATATCTCTCTCATAAATATCAGAGGAATTGTTACCCTTTTTGTAAATCTTAACTGCATCTAACTTCTCAGGTGATCCTTCAATTACTTTAAAGAACATCTCACCCTTACGTTTCCATGAAGGTGTATAGAACTTACTCATTCCTTTAACACGTTCTTTAGCTTCACCCAAAGCAAGTTGAACTTCTCCTAGTGTAACTTCTTTCTTTTGAACACTACCTTGTTGAGTAGCAGTAGCTCCTGTAGCTTTCTCAGCGATATCAATAATAAATTGCATCTCGTCTAAGGATTCACTAAGATCAGGTACTTGAACAGTTTTCATGAACTGATTAGGATCTCCTGGAACGCCATACCATCCCCAGGGAACAGGATTGAAGGTATTAGGCATAAATGTATCTTGAACATTCGTAGAGTCATAGTAATGCATGTTGTAATTACGCAGAGTTCTATTCTCGATTAGTTGTGAGTAGAAAGAATTTAAAACTTTATTAGGGGTACGAACTACATCAGCAACTCCATCAGACCAGAAGTCTTGTCTCTCAAGATCATCAGCCCATGTATCATAAGGTAAATGAGTTTGCCAAAAGTGATCTTTAGTGACTCCCATAATATCTTCAAGTTTCTTTTTCATTAGAATTACTTGGTCATCAGCTTCCACGTAAACGTAGAATTGTTCTCCTTCACCTTCATCTCTCATAACGAAGTGTTGATTTAACTCAGTGTAACCTTCACCTAGAATTGGACTATCGATACCATTATCACCCATATCTTGCATCTTCTGATTCTTCTCAGCATTTAAGTAGTCATTACTAGCAACTTTAACTAATCCTTCTCTTGTGGCGTGCCATTTCTTTAATTTCTTAACTGCCTTAGGATCATAATCAGGATTATTACCTAAATCATTAACTGGAACATAAATATGTGCGTGAATTAAATACCTAGACGAGTTTAAGTCATAAGGATCTACGTATCTAGAAACTAAGATATCCTGAGGATCTACAGTAGTGAACTTAACCATACCATCTACGATCTGCATCTGAGTAAAAGATCTTCCAAATAAGAATACCTGTTTCTTATCTACGATATCTTGCTCTGAAAGTTTGTTTGCATTTACAGTCCATTTCCAATATTCATTCAAAAAGACCTCAGATTCTTTATCATTGTCTAAATTCTCAAAATAAAGCACTGGCATATCATCAACATCTTTTAAAAGTGTCTTGACTGTCTGCTTCATTAAAGGAATGTTAGTTGATTGACGTTGAGTGAGACGATTTACTACAACTTTATCTCTATAAAGTGAGTAATTCTCTCTCCAATCCTGATGTCTACGTTTTCTGTAGTTCCATCCATCATGCTTATTATTGAGAAGCATGGTCATCTCTGGTGTCTGTGGTACTCCTTCGAGTGTTTTGGGTTTAGTGATGTCTATCATAGTCAAATTCTCTCAAAAGAAACTGCTTCGAGTCAAGTTAAATCCCTATACCATCATAGTATGGTTTAATTCCTCCGACTGGTCGTTGTTTCCATTCTACTTTTCTTCCGTTAGCAATAGCATACCTTAAAGCATCCATTAAGTGATCCTGTAATCCATTAGGAACGTTTAAAGTCTTATCGTCCTTATCTTTCATCCACATATAATTGCGATATTCTTTAATTAAATTAGTTGAATTTCTAGTCATTGTGATCCGTTGCTCCTGAACGTAGGAGATTCCATTAACAATTGAGTCTTTACCCTTACGACTGCCAATAATAGATAGTCCATAGCCTCTAATTTCATCAATAGACTTAGGTTCAGCAGAGTCAGCAATAATTAAAGCCTGTTTATGATTCTTCATAACGTCAGCTAATTCCTTATTACTCATTCCCTTCTGATATAAGAGTTCATCCAAAATTAATCCACCATCATATTCATAGACGGCAACGATAGAAGTAGGATCTACTGAGTATCCAAAGTCTAAACCATATCTCCAAAGACGAGCATTATGAGGAACTTCGTCTTTAATTGCCCATCCAGTATAAATACGACCCTCAACTTCTCCCAGTAGTCCGAGTCCGTAGACTCTCCACCACTGTTTATTAGATTTACGAGCCTCAATAGTATCTACGATTCTACGATCCAAAGCTCCATTATCTAAGTAAGTTAAGATTAAAAAATCAACATCCTGGTTAGGCATAACATCGGTATACCACCAGAACTCTCTGACGGGATTCCAATCTAACCAGATTAAGTCCTTAGTACGAACCTCTAACTGATCGTAGGTATTGTAAGAGACGTTGTTAGCCTCATTAATGAATAGAATATCACGTCTAGCACCCTTAACCTTTTCAGATTGATCTACACTGAAAAACTCTAACTTCGTACTCCCAAACTGATAGGTACTCTCAGTCTTATTCCACAAATTAGGATTAAAATATCCATGAGTCTCCATAATATTAAGAAAGTCACGCATAGCTCCTCTCTTTAAATGGGGATAGGATTCCGAAACTACAGAAACAATTTTATTCTCATGAGTCTGGCAGTAGTCAATTAACCACAAAAGTATAGAAACAGTCTTACTAGCACTAGTACCACCAGCTACGCCACGAATACGTTTATCTAACGTCAGTAACTTATCGTAGGCCTTAGTCTTTACGAACATCCATTCTCCAACATTCTCCAAGCCATAATGGCATTACAAACAAAAGAAACCAGTAAGATAAAAGCTAAAGAGCCTCCATTCTCAATCAGGTAAAGTAATTCATATACGCTTAAAAGTACGAAAATAATTGTCATATATTCCCTCATCCATTCCCTCATCCATAGTATCACAACCTATAAGAAGTATCCATTTTTACAGAAAAAATATTTCATCTTGAGTAATTAAGTAAACATTTTAAAATTAGCTGAGTCTAGA